CCTCACTCGTGTTCGGTATACCACCTATTTCTTTCTCTGTAATAGAAAGCTTGTTCCATACCTTATCTGGCCTGTTCATTGAAAAACCCCTGTAACCTCTTTGTTTTAAGAAGTATAATAACCTAGGTTTGTTATTCTCTGCTAACACAGGCATACCATAAAATACTAGAGCTTTTAGTATATCCTCAAAAAATATCTCAGCTGTTTGAGGTCTAGCTACATATTCAAGAAAAAAGTGGTTTGGAGGTGCGTTTTCCATCGAGAACTTGGTTAAACCATGTAGTGCACCATTTGAACCCTTACCATCAACTGTACCGCTAATATCGTAAGAGTCACATCCAAACGCACCAATATGTTCATTTCCAGGATACTTTACTCCATTTTTTATAATCACTCGATTTTGGAGTTGTTTATCTGGAACCCAAGAAATTATAAATCTTCCTTTAGGATCTGGTGAAAAAAACACCTTAGTATCTTTAACTCCATTTTCCCAATGGAAAGATCCACGAGTTATTAAACCATCTCTTGATATACCCTCGTTAAAGTCTATCTGATCATATATTCTAGCTAAGTTGAATATACTGTTCTTAGTTTCATCTCTAAAAGCGTGCTCTTCTGAACGAGGAAACTGTCTATAGAATTCATTTAAAGCGTCTTGATCACCCTTTAGTCCTTCGGCTTCGTTCTCCCAGTTCTCGATAACACCGATATCAATTGGCTCTCCGAATGGTCCTTCAACCTCTTGTTCGGGAGTGTCAAATACGGGATTACCATACTTGTCAATGAATCCCTCATAGTTCCACTCCATCGGTATGAACAAGCTGTACAGACCAGATCTTGTCTGCCCATTTTTGTTTCTTTGTGTGACGTCTGAGTCGTAATACAACTTCTTGAAGTTCTCGCCACCTTTATCTAGAGCGTTTGATGTAGAACCCATCATACATTTCCCGATAATCCTAGAACCTAATCTAAGACAAGTCTTTGTAACGCGCCAGTTATTGAGTATGTTATCTGGTCTTTCCCACTTACCACTTTCATCGTGCACAAGTAGTTTTAACTTCTCACCATCGTAAGAGTTATCACCAGTGTTTTTCCAGTCAATAGTAGTATCTAGACCTTCTAGTATCTCTTGATCTGTTTTCTTTATGTTCTTTCTAGTTAGTTTCGACGCTGGAACCCTATACGCTAATTCGGACTTAGGTCTGTCCATACCGTCTTGTATAGGTTTAAAAAAGAAAGGATAGTTTACAGATATAGGCACAACCTTATCGGTAAACATTTTCTTGGCATCAGCACCTGATTTAGATAGTATACCAAACCTAGCATCAGAAGAAATAGTAGCTTGGTTCACAGTCTCAGAACTAGACATAAATGAGAAACCACTACGTCTGTTCTTTAGGTAACACATACCGTAAGATCTCTTATCAGCTTTACAAGCCTCCCAGAATATGAAGAAAAGCCTATTAGCCTCACGAAAATCAGGGTGACCAACATCGATCTTTGTCCACTGAAGATACATGTAATGTGTACCGGTTATATATGTGGGTACACCGTTGTTTTTAAACCAGAAACCATTTTCCCTACGATTAAACTCTTCGTCGATGTATTCTTCCCATCGTTCTTTGAAATCATCGGGGTAATCTTTCCAGTCAAAAACACTCTTAATATTTTTTAACTCTTTTGGGTATTCAAATGGTTGCCATCTGTTTTCTTCAAACTCGTGAACATTTTTCTCTTTTGGCAATGCTATACACAAATTCTGTATCTCGTAAATATCACCTATCTCACCGGTTTTACTGATCACAATAAAGTCAAATTCTTTATTATAACCGTACTCCCATTTTTTAGCGCGATTATATCTCTTAATCGTGCTCTGCTTTATAGGCTCTACTTTTTTATACAGTGTTTGCTCGTACATTATTTAGATCTTCGTTCGGCAAAACCAGAGAAAGATTTTTTCTCTTCTTTTTCAACTGGTTTATTTTCTAGTATAGCCTCTTCCTCAGTTATTCTATTGAGTATTTCTAAGGCATCTAGTATAGCCAGTTTTTTAGTAGCTGCGGCATTTTTTAAACGGTCTGCGGAAACATCATCATCCGTATTAGTGATTATAGGTTCTTCAGCAACTTTTATAAGCTCCTGAATAGCCTTACGACCAGCTTGGATTATACTCTTTTTTGTTTCCTTTATGTCCATAATTTATGGTTATAGCTGCGGAGAGAACACGGTATAAACGTTCACCGTCTATAACAAACTCGTACTCACTCCGGGGTGTGAATCCTACTAAATCACCTTGCTGCAGACCCTGTGATTTGAGGTCATCACCCAACATTTTAATCACACCAATATGTGGCTTTTCCTTATCAATAGACCACATATCTTCTGACTCTATAGGTTTTACAAAACAAAAACCATGTAAAGCCATCCATTTATCATATCTCTTATAAGCAAACACTTGGTCTGGCCTACATAGATATGTATCCTCATCAAAGAAGCTTCTACTGTTTTTCTCTTTTCCTTTAACGTCGTAGAATCTTCTAAAAACATTGTGATGTACTATGACATCATCTCCAGGAATAACACCGCCACAGTCGCTCAGAGGAGCTCCTATGACCGTGCCTACCCTATTAACGTACCTATGATCTTGCAGATCGGTGTTAAGTATAAGTTCTTTTCCATCTAGATCCTTCTTATTACTAGTTCTGGATCCTTTTGGTTTAACAACAAAGTCAAAAACAGATCTCATTAATACTCTAAATTATACTCTACGGCTATACCCATGTTTTTGTTGAAATCTTTCCATGGTATAACTGCATTGTCTTTAGAAATATAGATACTAAATCTATCGTTCTCTTCTACGATGCTAACGATACTATGCCCTCCATAGACCTCTTGGCCTACGGAGTAGTGCATAGCTTCGTTTTTATAATCTCTACCGATGCTGATCTTTCTAATCAGCTTGTCCATCACTCTGCTAATTCAGCTTCTTGTACAGCTTCTTCGTATTCACCGGTTTCTAAGTTAACAGTGATTGAACCGTATTCTTTTTCTAGTTTTTCCTGCTCTAGTTTCAAAGCCGCCTCTAGTTCCATTACTTGAGATACTAACTGAGACTTTTGATACTCTAGATCACCTAGTGTAGTTTTAGCACGGTTGAAATTAGTAATTGCTTCGCGTACTGCTTGCAATTCTTCTTCTTTGATTTTTTTAGCTTTTGCCATGGTAAATTATTTTATTATATATCCTATCAAATATAATACTATTATTGTAAAGTATGACAAAAAGTCTTAAGCGTCTACTGCTTCAGCGTAAGTATCAAGAGTCTTAATGTATGAATACGCTTGAGATAGAATGTTATCCTCAGATTCCCAGTCTGGAGTAAAGCTGTACTCTGCTTGAGCAACTGGCTCTTTGTGGTTTTCACGAGCAGCAGAATCAACGTAAGTTACAAGAGTAAAACGAGCTTGACGCATTGTTACCCATTGCTCCTCCATATTTGCTGGAAGTGGATTTCCGTCTTCGTCCGGTTCCTGGTCAACATACACCATTTCTTTGTACTCGTGTACGTTGTAGTTTAGATTAGTTATACGGTGGTACGCTGATTCAAACGTAGTACCGTACTTTTCAAATGATTGAGTTAAAGCCATTTTGTTTTTTATTTATGTTTGTTTGTGAATATACTAATTATATCAATAAGTCCCTGATTGTCCTCCAGTTGCACCTGCTGTCCAATTGCCTGTTTCATCTATAAAAAACCCACTTTCCATTGAAGCCTCAAAGCCTAAGCCTGTTGTTAAACCAGCATCAGCTACTGTAGAACCATTGCCTGTAGCATATAAATTTACTATCTCAGATGGGGTTAAAAGTCTGTTGAACCAAAACGCTACGTTGTCAAAATCTCCTGCTCTATCCCCAGTTCCATTAAAAGCAGCATTGATTGACATATTCGTCTTAGGGAATGGCGCTCTTGTGCCATTTGCTACTGTTATAGTAGTATTAAAAGCAACTCCGTTCCAATACAACTTCAATCCGTTTACGGCTAATGATTGACTTGGGTCAAACGTACCTGCAATGTGAGCAAAACCATTTGTATTAACTGGCCCTGTTGATGTGCTGTGCCAACGTGAGATATTTCCAGATGCAGCATTTTGGTTAAGAGCCCAATTTACATGGTGATTAGAACTACCCGCTCTGTACCTAAAAATAAGTCTGTTGAACCCATAGTCATAGACGAGTATAAGTCTATCTGTATTGTTTCCATTGTTAGCGTTAATATCAAATAACTGTACATTGACATCTGTTGCAGGCCAAGATGGTTTTACCCACATACTAAATGAAAAAGGACCAGCACTAGTACCTGCGTTACCTGTAAAATTCGCACCGCCATCGTTATCACCAAAGTCCCAATACAAATCGTTTGGAGTACCTGATGAATAACCATAGAAATCTGATATAGCGTAAGGAGGATTAAACCCTACAGCAAGAGAAAGTGTTTTAAGGCTTCCGCTTTCCGAACCTATTTCTGTTCTTATGTCATCTATGCTTAAAGCACCACTACTTGGTAAGGCCATCTAACTGAGCTTTTAGTTCTTTAATTTGTTTCTGTTGTTCTTTAATAGCTTCAATAAGAACACCTGTAATATTACCGTAAGCAACAGACAACATACCGTCTTCATTCTCATGAATAACCTCTGGAAGAACTTCTTTAACTTCTTGAGCTATAATGCCCGTAGAGCGTTTTTCCTCTCCTATCTTATTAAAGTTAACACCTCGTAAGGCTGTAACCTTTTCAAGAGCGTTAGGGATGGTCTCTACGTTTTCTTTAACTCTAGCATCAGAGAAAGCAGTAATATCTCCTGTTGCGGTAAAAGCTCCTGCAAGTGCATTACCATTACTTGATAGATTAGATAGACCTACTTCGGTTGGTGTGTGCGTGTGTGCCGATGGAGCAAATGTCGTTGGCTTACCAGACACGCCAGACCATGGCACAGCTCCAGCGTCATCTGCATATGAAGCAGATATTTTTTGCCACTGACCCCAAACTGTATTCTCTCTATATCTAATACTGATGTAAGGCTTAGATACATTTCTAGGGTAAGCAACTTGCATGCCGTACTGACCGCTAGCGTAGTCATTGCCTAGCCCAACATAGACTGAGTAATATTGAGTTGCGCTATTAGTGCCTGGACCGTTTGTATTCGCTTGAATATATCTCCAACCAAAGTTGTAATCAGAATTAAAATCAGTTCTTGTATTGTGGTTTTCTCCAAAGTTGTTCCACCATCTATGAGCATCGCTTATACCTCCTATTGTGTGACTGTGTGAAGATGCTGCTTTAGTTCCAAGCAATGTATCAACTTCAGTCTCCGTATAGTATATATCATTATGATTATGAGATGAAGGAGCAAAAGTACTAGGCTTGCTATAAATCAAATCCCAATGAGTTAAAGCGTCAGCAGTACTAGCGGTATCTTGCTCTTTAGTCCAACCAATACCTTGCAGGTGTAATCGTCCAGTTCTGTTTTGAATGCGTAACGCACTCATGCCATCAAGACCAGATACTTTTATAATCTGTTGGTAATCGTGGTTTCCGTTGTGATTACTATTCTCAATACTTTGTAGAGATAGATATCTACCTCTTAGTATCAAGTTTCCAGCCGCATCTTTAGCGTATACATCAAAGTAACCACCGCTAGACCATTTTAACTGACCTATGTATGCTGTGCTATATCCAGCAGGTATATTGTACTCAGCGTATCCAGTACCATCATTGTAGTAAGAACCTGCGGCAGTGTCGTCACCTGGCTTGTAATTACCCCAAGATGTACCAGCATCACCGCTCCACGTTCCACTCTTAGCATCAGTCTGATGTGCTCCAGTAATTTGGTCAAAGTCTAGTTTGTGGTACCTATCGTCATGGTTGTGGGTTGGCAGAGCTGTTAAATAACTCGGGTCATTAGCTGGAACCCATGAAGGAGTTACATTAGCTCCAGTAGCAACGCCATCTAACTTAGTCTTGTCGGTAGAAGACATTAGCCCATTAGCCGAAGTAGTTGCTACGGAAGTAGAAGGAGCTCCGATAAGAGTTCTGACCTCTAGAGCAGATACACCACCAGTTAAAGAAGGTGTTGTGCCATTTGTAGTAATAGCAGCAAAATCGTTACGATTTAAAGTATTAAAGTTGGTATATCCATTTTTGTTATCGGCTTCTAAAATAACCCATCCGTTACCCCACTGTGACGTAGCAGAATTAGAAGTATGCCCAAACCATAAATCTTTAGCAATGAGCTGTGCGTAGCTACCCCCCTCACCACTTATAAAGAATGCTGTGTTTCCAGAAGCAGAGTTTCTACAGACTTCAATGGTCGGTGTGTGGTAAGGATTAGAACATTCATATCTAAAACCTTCAAATCCACCATTAGACTCTGGATTCCAATACCCGTAAATTCTAATTTCACCGCCTTCACCAGAGTTATAATAATCCTCTTGGTACACCAAAGTAAACCCACCCATAGAGTAGTTGTCTTGAGGTACTTCGGTTTGTATAACTAAGTATGTGAGGTTACCAGCATTGTTACCATAAGAAGCATGTACTTTACGCCAGTGATGCATGTCATGTTCAGCTCCAGCCGCTTGAGATAAATTTTCATACTCTGGAGCGTATACTCCAGCGTGGTTGTGTGAAGCGGCAGCAAACGCAGATGATGCTTCATACGCTGCGCTACCAAAGATTGAAGATGCAAGCTTCTTGCCTTGTACTCCGTTGTCAAGAATAACAAAGTGGTCTTGCGTAGGAGCAAACGTAGCAGTGTTGTTCGTTAATCCCGTAAGGTCTATTGATGTTAAATATCCACCATCAGCGTGATTGCCCCAACCGTATGCGGTATCCCAGTTAGAAACATTTAAGTTAGAACCAGTAACTGTTCCAGTGACAGCTAAGTTACCCCACATAGTACCACCGCCTCTACTCATAAGTGTAGCAGTTAAACTACCAGAGTTATAGTACTTAGCTCCAATCGCTGCAATACGTACACCAGTTCTATCCCAGTTACCCATGACAACACGCATACGGTTGAATCCGTAACTTGTTCCGCCATCACTGCTTCTTAGATAACTATAGCTACCATAAGTATACTTTAGACCAGAATTTACACCACTAAACGTACCTCCAACAACTTTATAATATTGCTGAGAGTTGTTAGTATCTGTATGAAAAGCTAAGAATGTTACGTCTTTAGCTTGCCATGCTCCTGCTCCAAAATCAGCATAAAAAGTAGTTCCATAGCTCAAGCTAAAGGGCATCTCTATATCATATACAACAACACTTGCTGCTGTTGGCAGTGTTGCATAAGTATAGTTTGTACTTCCGTTAAAAGGAATGGTATTACTAAAACTAGGAGTACCAGTATTATTTAGCTCTAAAGCTGTGTAATCCGTAGAGTCTGTTAAATAGACAGAAACATTACCACCTCGGTCTATAATAAACGCTAAATCGTTTTCAAAAGAAGGTATTAACATACGACCTCCTTCTGGGTGATTAGCAAGAGCTATTTGACCGTTCTGTCCAAGAATACCTCCAGTGATATTTTCAGCTTGGTGCGTATGACTGTTGTTGTTTACCGTCACAGAAAGCGTAGCGCTGCCAAGATTAGTGAATGTAGCAGAACCACTAGCATCTCCAGAAAGAGTAAGCGTTGGGTCAGAAGTTGCTGTAGTTGCGATACTAATATTACCACTACCATCGAAGTTAGCATTACCAGTTACAGCACCAGTTAATGCAATGTTTCTAGCAGTAGATAATTGCGCTGCAGACCCCGCCGTTGTAGCTGTTCCAGCAGCAGCAACAGTTTGTCCTGCGATGTTCCCACTATGAATAAGATACTTCCAACCATACATTTGAGTAGCACCCCATCCAGTTCTAAAGTAAATAGTGTCAGTAACACCAGCATCACCCCTTGAAGCTGTATGTGGTACATACCACTGAAACTTCATAGAAGACATTTTAGTAGACTGAACATATCCGTAGGTATATGCACCAGAAGGAAAGTCTACGCCAGTTTCTATTTGTTGTACTTCTTTAAAATAAGATTCGTTACTGCTTGGTATTAAACTAGTAAAGTTTGGACCTGTTTGTGCAGCACTATCAATTCTAAGTAATCTAGAAGCATGATATCCGTCAACACTATCTGCATCTATGCCGTTTCCAC